AATTAGGTACTGATTCTAAAGAAGCTTTAATATTAGGTAATGCATTTAAAACTTGGATGGAAAATTTAATTCAAATATTAGGTACAATTACGCCTATATCACCAGTTGCTGGACCATGTATACCATTGTTGCTTACACCGCAATGGGCTGGTGTTGAGTCGCTTAAAGCTCAAATAGAGACGTTGTTATTAAGTGAAGTTTCTTTTACTAAAAAGAAAGCATCAGTTAGCTCAGAAGCTTCTAGTACAATTGAAACAAGACCAGCTCCAACACTTAAAGACTTTGAAATGACTCCGGAAGAAAAAGAAGAGGCTGAAAAAATTCAAGAATTTGCTAACGATGCTATTACAAAAGCTGTTGATTTAAATGACGATGAAATTGCTGGACTCCATGATGCGTATAATAAAACTACGGATCAACTATTTAATGAAGAAAATTACGATATTAGTTAATATATTATGCCTGAACCATTCCCAACATTATATAATGAGCCTGAAGAAGGAACCCAAGGAGCGTCAAGCTCCTACGGAGCCGCGTCTGAAAATACACTGCAAGCTGATTTAGAATCTCAAGCATTTAATTCAACAGCTTTTATAACATACTATGATAGTCATAATGAAGAAGATGAAGAGGAATTATATAAACAAGCGGCAATTAAAGAAGGTAGTGATGTAGCTGGTAGAGAAAATCCTACTGTCGATGCCGATTCCGATACACCAATGGCAGGATTGGTTATAACAACAGCGGAACAGGAGCAAGAGCTTATCAATGATATCATCGCAGCCAACCCGGGTCAGTTCCCTGCCGGTGTTGAAATCCCGGATCATACTCGAGCTATTATAGCAGTTTCTGTACCTGTAAAAACTATACCTACAGAAAAAATATTTGTAGATAAAATTGATGAAAATGTAGAAGATGAAGAATTAAAAATACTTACAGCTAAAGATAAAGCTGTAATTGATCTAACAAAGCCTAAAGAGCCTAACGATAATGATCTGGTCGTAGCTTTAAATGCGCTAATAACTAGTGCACAAAAAACAAAATCAATTAAAGTAGCGAAATTAGCTTTAACAGATTTAAATAAACCTATTTTAGAAGATATTATTGTATCTCCTAATACAACTAGCTATAAAGGAGCTAGAGTTAATGAGTATTTAAGTACTGTTAACTGCAATCCTGGTAACGTACCATGGGGAACAGGAGCAGTAGCTACTTGGTGGAAAGAAGCCGGAGCAGAATTACCAAGTGGTCAATCTAAAGCTGGAAAAAAATTCTTACTTAACGCAGCACCTAGTTGGTTAATTTGGGCTCAAGAAAGTAATCGATTTGCAGAAACTCCAGATATTGGTACAATTGCTGTATATGGAACAAAAACAATTAATAAAAAGAAAAAAACTATAATGACAGCTACTGAGCTAGGCATAGTAGTTGGTCAAAAAGTTACAGACGCTAACACTGCTATAATAGAGGTAGTAAAAACTAAAAATGTTATACTAAATAAATATCCAATTGATGCAGACCCAATTGCACCGACTGGTCCAGCTAAAGACCCAAGAATAGCGGAAAATATAGCTAAAATAACAGCGAAATGGAAAGGTGCAAAGGCTGACCGATTTGGTATAATTAAAACTGAAAGTACAGCCTTTAATGATTTAACTAAAGGAATAGTCAAAATTGAAGGAGGTTATCTACATCCAGCACATTTTATAAAATTCCCTGCAGTTATTGGAAACTTCAACTCTAAAGCATGGTTATTAGATAAACCAGATTATACAATGTTTGATCAATCTGGCGAAACTTTATGGGGTCTCGATCGAAATGCTGGACAAACAGAAAACAGACCCGAAGGAAAAGAATTCTGGAGAATTGTAGATTTACATTCTGGATTTGGACAATGGGGTAAACAAGCTGGGTTTCAAGCTAAAAAGGGAGATTTGCAAGCAGATGGCAGATGTTGTAGATGGTTACACGCAAATATTCCACCTAATGGAGTTAGATCTGATGGAAGTTGGAAATATCCCGGGACATGGAATCATTATCATGTACCTACAGCTGCTGAAGGATATGAAGAGTTATGGAAAGCTATGGGTGCATTACAGGAGAAAAATTATAAAGATAAGACTGCATATCACTTTGGACCTAAAGTAGACAATGGAAAATACAACGAACTACTTGCATTGATTAATTCCGATGGGCGATTTATGTTTTGGTATTACAGATTGTTATGGAATGGATCTGGAATTTTAGCTAATGCCGCAAGAAATTTAAAAAGTATTTGGAATGCAGGAGAAAGAGATTTGGAATATCTTTTAACTGCGAATATGCTATATTTACATAATGCTTATTCAGATGATATAATTCGAAGCAGCTGTGCTGCTGTTAAACATTTAACAGGTTTAGGATCTTCTATAACAGGCAAAGCAGCTAATTCACCTCCTATATTAAATTCTTTACTATTAACTAAAGTAGAAGTTAATCCAACTTCAATACTAGGTTTTATATACACTGACCCATTAACTACAAAATAATTATGAGCGATATTTTAAAAGAATCAATAGCCCAAAAAACTCAAAGAATACAAGATACTTTGCTAGATAAAAATAAAACAGGAATGCATGTAATTGACAATCACATTATATTTCAGCAAATACCAGCTTTAGGTCAAAATCCGCCATGGTCTAAAACAATATATGGACCAAAAGATGCTAGTGGTAAACAAATACCTGGATACACTGACATTGCAGATTCCGGATGTGGGTTATGTGCACTAGCTGCTCCATTGCGAATGTTAACTAAAAATAAATCTATTGATCCTGGAATGTTAGCTAGTAAATATGGAAAGTATCATGCAAAAGGTGTTGGCAGTAGTTGGACTTTAATGACTGAAGTTCCTCCTCATTTTGATTGTGAAGGTAAACAAATACCAATATCATATGATAGATTTGTTCGCGAAATTCGGCTAGGTGGTTACATTGTAATAGTTGGGCAAACAATACCGCCATTTTATGGACCAGGACATTTTGTTTATATAAGATCATGGGATCCTTTTACCGATTCATTTGATATAGGTCAATCTTATCCTATAGGAATCGCAGCATTAGATTTTATAAAATCTTATACATGGGAAATGCTAACATCAAAACCGGGACTTTTAGGAGCTTGGGTTATTAAAAAAGCTAAACACTATTCTTCAACGATACCACCAGTCAATATTACTGGCTTCGATTTAAAAAAACCAGTTAAACCAGCATGGAATCCTTATTAAATTTAAGATATACAAATAATATACATAATAAAAATACAATAAAGATATTTATTAAAAATATAGTACAATGAATTCAAAAGACTTTATACAAACACTTCGAAAAGTCATTCGAGAAGAAGTTCAATTAGCAGTTCGTACAGAATTAAATAAAATAACTCCTGTAATAAACGAAAATAAATCAGTGAGTAAATATACAGACTCGATTAGATCGACAGTTAAACCAAAAGTATACAGCAGCAACACCACTAAAAAGCAATTTGCGTCAAACACAATGTTAAATGACATTTTAAATGACACAGCTGGTTTTAGAAATGAAAATGCAGGAGCATATTTAGAAGAATCAATTGACTACAATGACATGACTGAATGGCCAACAATGAATCGCGCCACTGCAATGTCACCGAAATCAATAATACCGTCTGTTGACACTGAAGGTAGAAAAATTGACGTAACTAAACTAGCTTCAACAGAAGCCGGTGCTGCAGTAGTTAATGCAATAACTAAAGATTATTCGGCTTTAATGAAAGCAATAGATAAGAAAAAAGGTAAATAATGGCATACGAAATACAATCAAATACAATTAATTTAAATCCAAATGTAGCTATCGGAATTAAACTTCCTATGATTGGCAAATTAGGAAATTTATTTGATTTATCATATTCTACAGAAGAGCAAACTATTTCTAATTTAAAAAATTTATTATTTACTATACCAGGAGATCGAATAATGCAACCTTTATTTGGTACTGAATTACGTAGTGCATTATTTGAACCAAATGATGAATTATTAAAATCTCGTATTGAAGAAAGTATTTTAAGATCAGTTAATTTTTGGTTACCTTATGTTACAATAACTGAATTAACAATTACTCCAGTAGCTACAATAGACGGCGCCAAAGAAGAGCATGGTGTAACAATCAGTTTAAAACTTTCAATTAACGGAATTAATGTAAATACGCCAATTACATTTTTAGTAACGCCTAGTTTAACTGAAGAAATTTAAAATATATGAAACAACTTAAAAAAGACATAAAATATCTCAATAAAGATTTTTCTCAATTTCGTGAAAATTTAATTGAGTATGCAAAAAATTATTTTCCAAACACATACAATGATTTTAATGAATCATCACCTGGAATGATGTTTATGGAAATGGCATCTTATGTAGGTGATGTGCTTTCATATTACACTGATAATCAATTAAAAGAATCTTTTTTGCAGTTTGCTGGCAGTAAAGGAAATGTATTAGCGTTAGCAGCTAATGTTGGATATAAACAAAAAAACAAAATACCGGCAACTGTCGATTTAGATGTATTTCAATTAATACCCGCTAAATCAACAAAGTTTGGTAAAGTGCCAGATTGGAACTACGCTCTTACAGTACAAGAAGGTATGGTAGTAAAATCTGAAGACACTGGAGTAGAATTTAGAACTTTGTCTTTAATTAACTTTCGAGTTTCTAGTAGTTTTGATCCAACAGATATTAGTATATATCAAATTAGTGATGAAGATAACACGCCGGAATTTTATTTATTAAAAAAACATACAAAAGCTATTGCTGGGCAAATAAAAACAAATACATATACATTTGAATCTGCTAAGCGATTTGATAAAATTTTAATTGAAGATTTAGATTGTATAGAAATAGTTTCTATAATAGACTCTGATTTAAATGAATGGACTGAAGTTCCTTATTTAGCTCAAGATACTGTATATGAAACTGTCGCCAATACTGTACAAAATGACCCGGAATTATCTGTATATGCTGACGTACCTTATTTAATTAAATTGAAAAAAACTGCTAGAAGATTTATAACTAGATTTAGAGCAGATCAAAAATTAGAAATTCAATTTGGACCAGGCATCTCAAACGACAGCGATGAAGAAATTATACCAAACCCAGACAATGTAGGATCAAGTTTAACTGGATTGCAAGCACAATTTGATTTTCCAATTGATCCTTCAAATTTTATGTATACTAAATCTTATGGTTTAGCGCCTTCTAATACAACATTAACTGTTACATATACTACCGGCGGCGGAATAGAATCTAATGTTACGGCAAATACATTAAAAAATGTAATAGCTATTCAATATGAAATTGATTCACAAGATTTAGATTTAGTACTTTTAAAACAAATTAAAGCTTCAATTGCATGCACAAATTCAACGCCGGCTATAGGTGGTAAATCTGAAGAATCTATAGAAGAAATTCGACAGAATGCTATGGCAAATTTTGCATCACAACAACGAATGGTCACTACACAAGATTATATAATTAGAGCATATTCAATGCCTCCTAGATTTGGATCTGTATCTAAAGCGTATGTTATACAAGATCAACAACAAAATCCAGATTATGGAATGAAGCCTATTCCAAATCCATTAGCTATTAATTTATATACTTTAGGATATGATGCAAATGGAAAATTAACTCAACTAAATCCAGCTATTCAAGAAAATTTAAAAACTTATATATCTACGTATAGAATATTAACTGATGCTATAAATATAAAAACGGCATTTATAATTAATATTGGGATACAATTTGAAATAATTACTCAGCCAGAATATAATTCCAATGAAGTGTTAGTTAAATGTATTGCTAAACTTAAAGAAATGTTTAATACTAAAATTTGGCAAATTAATCAACCAATTATAATTTCAAAAATATACAATGAATTAGATAGAGTAGAAGGAGTTCAATCTGTAACTTCAGTTAAAATTAATAATTTATACGATACAGTATCTGGATATTCTGGTAACGTATATGACATTGAAGCTGCTACAAAAGCCGGAGTAATATATCCTTCGCTAGACGCTAGTATTTTTGAAGTAAAATATCCTAACAATGATATTATTGGTAAAGTAATATCACTATAAAATAATTTAATATGATTTGGTCAACACCAGCATTACAAGACACAACAATATTCGAATCTGATCCATACAGAAATGCCGGATTAGATCAAGTTCTAGAACTTCAAAAAAAAGGAGACGTAACTACAGCAGATTTAACAGAATCAAGAATTTTAATAAAATTTGATTTAGCAAATATTTCAAATGTATTATCTACTAATGGTATTAATATTAATAATATATCTGCTAGTTTAAAATTATATACTGTACAAGAATTTGAAATACCAGAAACGTATGTGATTGAAGCTCGTACATTAGCTGTTAGTTGGAGTAATGGAGTTGGATACAACACAACACCAGTTGGATTAATTGCTAGCACAGCTGTTGTTAATGGAGCAAATTGGGTAACAACAAATGGTACTGTTAGTGCTAGCTGGAATGGGTCATTAACTGCAAGTAGACAAATAATTTACAATACTGTTGTAGGAGGTGGATTATGGCACACTTCTTCTATTGCAAGTCAATCATTTAATTATAAATCATTTGATTCTGTTGATATTAATGTAACTGATTTTGTAAAAAATTGGTACAATAATGTATATACTAACAATGGAGTAGTAATTGCATTTAATAACACTGCAATATCTTCTAGTAATTATCCAAACACAACAATACAATTTTATTCTTCAAATACAAATACCGTATTTGAACCTCAATTATACATTAGCTGGACAGGATCTATAACATACAACAGAGGATCAGTGCCTTTATTAACTTATGAAGACAGTCCAATTATTTACACTCGAGCATTTAAAGGAGAATATTTACAAGATAAAAAAATTCGAATTTTATTAGGAGCTAGAATAAAATATCCTAGACCAGCTTTTACACAAAATTCAACGTTTGCTACCATGAAAGCTTTGCCACAAAACTCTTATTATCAAATCAAAGACGCACATAATGAAAATATAATTATACCATATAGTCAATTTACAAAAATTAATACAAATAATAGTGGAAGTTATTTTGATTTATACACTACAATGTTATATCCAGAAAGATATTATAAATTTGAAATTCAAGCTGAATTTAGTGATATAACCGAATATTTCAATTCCAATGATTTTATTTTTAAAATAGTTAAATAACAATGGCAATACAATCAAAAACAGTAGCTAAATTAAAATCTGAAGTTTTACAAACTAGCTCACGACCTTATGAATTAATAGAGTATAATCCAGATAAATTAAAAACCGGAGAAATAAATCCAGAATTAATTAATTCTAATATTACTACATATGAAAGAAGTAGAGCTGGCACTGTAATTATCGACAAAAATCTAGATAATTTAATTAATCAAAAAATGTTAATTAGTTTAAATACTACTAAAATTTCAAATGCTAGATTTAATCAAATAATTGATACTGAATTTCAAGATTTCCCTCCATCTCCAGATGCTTCATTAATGTTTTTAGAAGGTAAATTGGCATTGTTAGAATCGAAAATAATAAAAGGTGGCACTGAAAATTCTGCTTTAAAAGCTCAAATTGCAGATTTAAAAAGCCAAATTGATAAATTAAAAGAAATTAATAAATTAATATCTCAACCAATAATTAATGAAATCCCAGATTCTATGCCATATGGTATAGAATTAAATGCCGACGAATCAGGATTTGGAAGTATGTTATTATCTAAAAATAGAAAAGCTCTTGCAAAATTAAGCGTAAATAGTGTATATGATAATACTGGTACACAAATTGCAGGAGGGTTTAAAATTACTTTAGGAAATTACAATGAAGTAGGTACTTTAATTGACGGTGAAGAAAAAATTACATTTGCTCCGAAATTTTCTGGTAATATAACTAATAAAGAGTTGACAAACGGAGAGGCTATTCAATATTTAGCAAATCATTCAGATTTAGAAAGAGCTTTTAAAGAACCTACAGTTGCTGCTACAGGCGCGCTAGCAACAATTAAAGCGGTAACTGAGTTGAGTCAAGCAGTACCTGCGATAATTCGCGATATATCAATGACAAAAATTGACAAAACCGTTACTGTTGCTCAAAAAGGAACTGCACGAACTGCATTTAATAACAATTTAGCCCAAACGGTTACTCTACCTGCTTCTGACAATAGTGGTGTGGGTATACCGAAACTAATTAAAGACTGGCTTAATCAAGATTTAGGCCTTGCAATTGTAAATGGAATTCCAGGCGATGGAGCATTGTCTTATACAAGACTATCAGCAAAAATTCAAGAACGCTACGGTTATTGGACCACTGAAAGAGACAATCCAGATCTAGGAATTAAAACTGTTAGAGACTTTTGGCGATTATCAGTATATGGATCAATGGTCACTACCATTAATAGCTTTAACTTACAATACCCGGAATGGCAAAATGATGGCGTAACTGAAATAAGATCGCCAGATGTAAACTCGGCAAATTATAAACTGGCACAAAAACAATTAAAAGTTGTACGTGATAAATTAGCTCAAGATATTGTTGATGACAAAGATATGACAGACTTTGCATCTGGACCAATTTATACAATTCCATATGCTCCAACAAAAGCAATACCTATAAATGATTTAATAAGTGAAGCTACTCGAAATGTATTAAAGCAAAAGCAAGGCTTAGATTTAATTGCAGCAGCTAAAGGTCATTGGATTTATGCGAGAACGAGACCAGAAGAGCTTGACCATAGATCTTATTTATCTGATGCTCAAGCACGTGCATATTTAAATAATTATGGTGATTTACGAGACGCGTTCGGCGATGATTTACTGCAAGCCAAACGACATTGGAATTTTAATGGATTAAATGAAGGTAGATCGGTATCTATGGGAACTTCATTATTACGCATATGGAGAAATGAAGTGGAGAAAAAAGGCTATATAGAAATAGTAAAAACAAATCCATGGCACGTAAGATGGTCTTCTGAATATATACCTTTATCAAAATCTTCTAGAATATTTTTAGATGACAATGGAATTTTATATTTATATGACAAAGATAAAATAGTT